ATTGGATCAGATGTCTTGGCGTATGACGCTAATTTACAGGGGTTCGTGGATGCCTTTACTCTGCCTACATCAGACGGTAGCGCGGATCAGGCTTTGATTACAAACGGCAGCGGCACTATTAGCTTTGGTAGTGCTGGAATTTCAACTGGTAAGGCCATAGCTATGGCTATCGTTTTTGGGTAAAGGAGGCTAGAGAATGGCTGCACCAAATATCGTAAATGTAAGCACGATCACAGGCAAGTCTGCCACTATCGCGCTTTCTACAACTTCACAAACAACACTTGTTAGTAACGCGGCTTCAAGCAGTCAGGTCTTCAAGATCAACATGATTCAAGTAGCAAATGTTGATGGTACAAACGCATGTGACGTAACTGTGGATGTACACTCAGAAGATGATGGCGGCGGCACAGCGTACTCTCTGGTAAGCACAGTTTCTGTTCCTGCAGACGCATCACTTGTTGTTTTGGACAAAAATACTGCGCTGTACTTGGAAGAAGATCGGTCAATTACGGCAACGGCTGGCACTGCAAACGACTTAGAAGTGATCGTGAGCTACGAGGAAATTAGCTAATTAGGAGTTTCCGATGGCTAAAGGTAAAGGCGGCTTCATAGGCCAAGACGGGCTTAATGCGCCAGACAGCCCAACAGGGGTCAGCGGAACTGCTGGTGATGCGCAGGCGACAGTTTCGTTTACCGCGCCAAGTGACGTTGGTGGATCGGCTATTACTGGATATCAAGTTCAGTCTAGTAATGGGGATGGAACTTGGGAGACTTCTTATGACATAGCTAATGCTAGTTATGATAGTAAAAGTTTTAGCGTATCATCGCAGGAAACTAACCAACGAGGGATTACATTTAAGTCTGATGGCACTGAAATGTATGTAGTAGGTTTAGTCAATGATACTGTGTATCAATACACTTTATCTACAGCTTGGGACATATCTACAGCATCGTATAGTAGTAAAAGTTTTAGCGTAGCATCGCAAGATACTTTTCCAACGTCTATTCAATTTAAGTCTGATGGAACCAAAATGTTTATGGTTGGTCAGCAAACTAGCAATGTGCGCCAGTATTCTTTAAGTTCTGCATGGGATGTGTCTACAGCTTCTTATGATAGTGTTTCCTTTAGTGTCGGAACGCAAGTTGGGGGTAGTAATGTAAACTTTTTGTTTTTCAGTGCCGATGGAACAAAAATGTACGCTGGTGGAAGCACCAATCAGACCATATTTCAGTATTCCTTGAGTTCTGCATGGGACTTGAGTACCGCTTCTTATGCAAGTAAAAGTTTTTCTGTAGCAAGTCAAGAAGGTGATCCAAGAGGAATTTTCTTTAAGTCTGATGGCTCAGTGCTTTTTGTGGTTGGAATAAACGATGATGAAGTGCTTCAGTACAGTCTTTCTACTTCTTGGGATGTCTCTACTGCTTCCTTTGATAACATTAGCTTTAGTGTCGCCTCTCAGGATTCTACACCAGTAGATGTTCACTTCTCATCAGATGGCGAAAAAATGTTTATATCAGGAGTCGCCAACCAGTCTGTCTATCAATACTCCACTGCTCAAGTAGACTACCCCACCGCATCCCCTGTCACAATCACTGGCCTAACCAACGGCACAAGCTACACGTTTAACGTCTGGGCGATCAATGCGTTTGGTTGGTCTAGTCCTAGTGATGCGAGTGAAGCTGTAAGTCCCGTAGCGGATGTTGCTGTATTTATGGGCGGGTCTTTCGGTAGTAGTCCATATGTTTCCAGTGTAATAGATTATGTAAACATCTCTACAACAGGTAGTGCTTCTAATTGGGGAAGCCTTACGGTTGCCAGAGGGGGTGCGGCTCCTGCTTCTAACTCTACTCGTGGGATTGCTGCGGCTGGAGGGAACATTTATATTACACAAATACGAAACACGATTGACTATATCACATTTGCGTCCACAGGAAATGCGGTAGATTTTGGAGACACTACTGTTGCGCGATATTATAGGGTTGGTGGTATATCAAATGATACTCGCGGTATTTTTATTTCAGGAAGAGTTGCAGGACCAAATGCTTCTCAAACTACCGATTATGTAACTATAGCAACAACTGGAAATGCCACTGATTATGGTAACTACGGAATAAATTTGCGAGAAGGTCCGTCTGGCTGTTCTTCAACCACCAGAGGAGTTTCATGTGGCGGTCTGTCAGAAACAAATGTTCAATATAATGATATTAGATACACTACCATTGCCACAGTAGGGAGTTATTCTGATTTTGGTGATCTTACTCAAACATCTTACAGGCAAGGAGCGGCATCTAATGGGACACGCGGTATTTTTTCTGGAGTAGCAAGCAGTAACGTAATTGAATATGTAACTATTGCATCTACAGGTAATGCGACGGACTTTGGGGATTTAACAGTTTCGCAAGCGTATCACGAGGCGACAAGCAACAAAACACGCGCCATCATGGCTATGTCTAACGGGGGAACTGCAATGTCCTTAGATTATGTAAACATCGCTACAACAGGCAATGCTTCAGACTTTGGCTCTCTTTCTACGAATAGATATCAGCCTGCCGCAGTTGGTAATAACCACGGAGGAGTTTCCTAATGCCAAATTATCAAGGTGTATGGTCGCTCTCAACGCAGTATCAGAATGCTGGGGATTGGCCTCAACCGTTTCCAGCTAGTGTTGGTGTTTTCTTTGGCGGCTATAATCAATCAGCAGCTTTAAATACCATGCAATACATTGATTTAACATCTGCGGCAAATTCAACAGATTTTGGGGATTTGACGCAAACTGTCAGGCTTAACGCCTCTCTAGGGAGCGCGACAAGAGGTGTGCGAGGCGGTGGGTTCACAGGTGCTTACAGCAATGTTATAGATTACATTACGTTTTCATCTGTTGGAAACGCTACAGACTTTGGCGATCTAACCGCAGCTAAATATAGCTTAGGGGCTTCATCTAACTCTACAAGGGGTTTGTTTTCTGGCGGCACTACTGGGGCAAGTGTTAATGTTATTGATTATATAACAATTGCGTCTGCTGGAAATGCGGTTGATTTTGGTGATTTGACCGTTGGCAGGCAGCAGGTAGCAGCATTTGCATCATCAACTCGCAGCGTTGTAGGAGGTGGGTTTACAATTTCTGCTTTAAGCAATGTAATAGATTATGTAACTATTGCTACCACAGGAAACGCTACTGATTTTGGCGATCTATTAGAAGCGAAAATACAAATGGCTGGCTGTTCTTCTTCTACTAGAGGTTTGTTTATGGGCGGTGACAACACTTTCCAGATAAATGTTATCGGATATATCACAATTGCATCTACTGGCAACGAAACAGACTTTGGCGATCTTTCTTCTGCAAAAGATTATCTTGCTGCATGTTCAAGTGAAACAAAGGGCATCTGTGCTGGCGGTAATAACAGCAGCGGTGATGTAAACGTTATAGAAGAAGTTACGATTGCAAGCACAGGAAACGCCACTGATTTTGGTGACCTGTTAGAGGCAATTTCACAGGTAAGTGGCGCATCTAATTCCCACGGAGGAATTGCATAATGACCAGTAAGCGATACACAGGTAACATTATAACTGATACTCCGACAGCACCCGCAGGGCCATATGAGAACAGCGCAGCAAGCGGCGTGTGGTCACTTGCGGAAGCGAATGCATACACAGCGGCTGGGCTGTGGCCTACGGCTGGTAATACCCCCCCACCAACGTATGTAGGTGGAGTCATTGCCTCTGCCCCTAACACCTCAACAGATCAAACAGTTTCTCTTACCTCTCTAACGGGTGGCCTTGCAAGTAGCCCATCTGAAAACGATATCGTTATTGTTTATTATGGGTTGGCAACGAACGGCAGCAACGAAAACTTATCTTTTGTTACAAGTGGTTATACCGAAGTTGCTGATTTGTTTCAAAATGATAGTTATGCGGGAAACTTGCTTGTAGGTTATAAGGTTATGGGAGCAACGCCCGACACATCTGTTACCTGTAACACCCCTACAAGTACAAGTTCTTGGGGGCCAGTCATGGCGGTGCAGGTTTGGAGAAATGTTGATACGACAACTCCAATGGATGTTACCCCTACGACAAATGGACAGGCGAATACCCTCTTAATAGACCCTCCTGCTATTACTCCTGTGACGGATGGTGCAGTGATTATCTCTGGTGGGTGCGGGGGGCATAACCATCAAAGCGCAGATACATATAGTTCTTCGGACTTGAGTAACTTTCTCACCCTTTCAGGGACACAAACATACAAGCCATGTGTTGGTATGGGGTCTTACTCTGACTGGGAATCTGGGGCTTTTGACCCTGCGGCGTTTACCTTTAGCGATTCAACAAGCAGCAGCTTTAGCTGCGTTTCTTGTACTTTGGCTTTGCGTCCAGCGACATAACAAGGGAGAACACCATGCCAAAAGATACACAAAAGGAAATCGCGTTAACAACGCCAGACATTAACATTCAGCTTCCAAGCGCGAAGCCCGAATACAAGTCTATGTTGGCAAACATTGCCGAAAAAGCACCTGCAATCGCGCAGGCATCCAGCAACTTCTATAAATCGCACTCGCAGATGATGTCGGTGACGCTAGACGTTACTGCAATCACGCCTATCCGTTCTATTAAACATAGCCTCGCAGAAATTGAAAAAACCAAACAGGCTTTGCAAGAAGGCTACTTCCGCATGAAAAAGGAAGAAGTCAAGCTCAAGAAGTTAGAGCGCAAGTTAGAAGAAGAAACAGACGACCTTGAGCGCGAAATGTTAGAGATAAAGATTAACGAAAAGCAAGCGCAAGCCGCGTCATCCCGTGGCTACGTTGAAGGTGCGGTTCGCAAGCTAAACTTCTTTAGTAATCAGTATGAAAACCTGATGAAGAAGATCGGCAAGGATGAACTGACCGAAGAAGATTATGAGCGAGAAGAAGTCAAATACCACATTATGACCTGCATGAAGCAGGCTCTGAATGCAGCGCGTAGTCGTGGTGGTAACATTGATGAAGGCAACTTGATATATGTGTTTGATTTGGGCATCAACGCAGCACAGGCGCAAGCAGAAGTTTTTTCATACCTTCAATGGGAAAACGAGCTAATCAAGCAAGGCAAGGCACCAGAGCATCATCACACAGTAGCATGGCTAGAGGCTTGTGCAGAGAAATGGGCGCATTGTCCAAGTGCCTTTGCAGAGAGTCGCGGGTTTGCTATACTAGACGAAACATCTTTGACGAACACCCCACAATTAGAGGATCAAACGGATGGCTCATAAAGTTGTAAAATACAGACTTGATGCCGATGGGACTATCCCAGCATGGCTAAAGTTTGGTGTCCCACAATCAACAGGTGGGATGTACGCGGTTGCAGACCCAAGCACACCGTCACCGCAAGATTGGATTATGATTGGCATTTCAGCGGATGGCGCAGATACTTCTGACGCTATTGAGGAAATCGCCACACAAGCTGACTTGCAGTCATATCTATCGGCACAGGCAGAGGCAAACGGCTGGGCAGACCCAGACCCGAATGATCCAAATGCAACTGTTTCTTTTGATGCGGCTTCACATGCTCAACGTGTTTGGGATGACCTTACTGCTCTAAATGCATAGGTGGTGCCATGCCTCTCACCAAGCTACAGTTTAAGCCCGGAGTAAACAGAGAAACCACCTCGTATACTAACGAAGGTGGTTGGTACGATGTGGACAAAGTACGCTTTCGCTTTGGTATGCCTGAGAAAATTGGTGGGTGGGAGAAGTTTGCATCAGCATCTTATCTCGGAACAGCCCGTGCGATGCACCCTTGGGTGGCGTTAGACAACAGTCGCTTAATTGGTATTGGCACATCCCTTAAATATTACATTAACCAAGACGGTGGTTTGTTTAACGACATTACGCCCATTCGCAACACAACGGCTGCGGGTGACGTAACCTTCTCTGCAACAAGTGGATCATCAACGATCACAGTCACAGACACTAATCACGGTTGCGTGGTCAACGACTTTATGACTTTCAGCGGTGCTACAAGTCTTGGTGGCAACATTACAGCGGACGTACTGAACCAAGAGTATTATGTCGTAAGCGTAGTTGATGACAACAACTACACCATTACAGCGCGTTCCGCAGGAACAACGATACAAGACATCACTGTGGATGGCGCATTAGCCCCTACTGAGGTTGACGCAGATGGTTCTGACACTGGAAACGGTGGCGCGTCTTGCGTTGCTGCGTATCAAGTTAGTGTTGGTCTAGACACCACTGCAACTGGTGCAGGTTGGGGGGTTGGCACTTGGGGCCGTGGCGCGTGGGGATCGGCGGCTACTACGCCTATCGTGACAAACACACTGCGTATCTGGTCGCACGATAACTTTGGCGAAGACCTGTTAATGAATGTCCGCAACGGCGGCATTTACTATTGGGATAAGACAGGCGGATTTACAACACGGGCGGTTAGTTTGGATTCATTAGCGGGATCAAACAGTGCGCCTACGATAGCCAAACAAATTTTGGTATCTGACCGTGACCGTCACGTTATTGCATTTGGGTGTGATCCAGAGAATGATCCCGGCGTTCAAGACCCATTGGTTATTCGCTTTTCTAGTCAAGAAAGTCTAACGGACTGGGAAACAAGGCCAGACAATACTGCAGGCGAACTTCGTCTTGGCTCTGGTTCTGAAATCGTCACGGCAGTAGAAACAAGACAGCAGATTCTGGTTTACACCGATGAATCGCTGTACGCGATGCAGTTCTTGGGACCACCATTTACATTTGGTATTAACCTAATATCTGAGCATATCACAACTATGGGACCGTTATCTGCAGTGGCGATTGAAGACAACGTGTTCTGGATGGGCTTAAACGAGTTCTATGTTTACGGTGGTACAGTTCAACGTTTGCCCTGTACGGTTCGTGATTTTGTTTTTGATGACTTTAATACACTGCAACGTGAAAAAGTTGTTGCCGCAACAAACACGGCGTTCAGTGAAATATGGTGGTTTTATCCGTCAGCTAATAGTGAAACTAATGACCGTTATGTAGTTTACAACTATCAACAGCAAGTTTGGTATTACGGAACTTTGGCTCGTAGTTTTTGGATGGATCGCGGTATCTTTGATAATCCGATTGCTGCAGGCCCAAACAATTATCTATACACACAAGAACGCGGCTTTGATGACGATGGCTCTGCCTTTACTGCGTATATTGAATCAAGCCAAGTAGATATTGGTGATGGAGACAGCTTCGCGTTCATTCGCCGTATGATACCAGATTTGACGTTTAGAGGATCAACAGCATCTAGCCCATCGGCTAACATTACGATTAAGACCCGAAATTTCCCCGGTGGCAACTACCTGCAATCAACAGAATCAGCAGTAACTAAAACGGCATCTGTTCCTGTTGAGCAGTTTACGAACCAAGTACATTTGCGCTTGAGAGGTCGTAGCTTTGCATTCCGAATAGAGTCCGATGACAGCGGTGTTGGTTGGCGACTTGGTTCGCCACGCTTGGATATAAGAACAGACGGGAGGCGGTAGTGTCTCGTGACTTAATCCTTCCGTACTTTGCGGTACCCCCAAGAGAATATGATCAGCAATACTTCGCAAACTTAACGCGGAGTTTTTCTACATATATGCAGCAGCAACAAAACCCGGGCGAAGAACGTGCGACAAAGTTAACTCTTACTGACTTGCAGACTGATGATAGTGGTTTGGAAGTAGGCGCATTGTTCCAGCAGGATGGTTTTGTAAAAATAACTCGAACAAATGTTCCACATGCTCGTGGCTCTTCTGGGACAGGTGCAGTTGGTTCAGTAACGGTGACAACAACATGAGTGATACTATTTTAACAATGGCAAACGGTTCTAAGTGGAAACCGTCTACTAGCCAAGATTTAATCCACTGTGCTTCTTGCGATAACGCGGTTGATACCCCCGAAGAGATTGCGTCTTATCCTAATGGTAATTGCCCACAATGTGGCAATGGCTGGACAGGCTCTGAGGCAACAGGGGTTCGTATTTCTGTAACTGCGCCAGAGGCTATATCTGGTGAAGCCTAGTGTGCATACTTGTGTTCGTGGGATTCGGACACATTTTTTCCCCTCAGCATGGTAGCTTGTTATATCAAGCCTGTTATTACGACTGTGGGTATGACAGACCTTCATACTTATGGTATGATAAACGGTATGTAGTTTCCCCCAACTACACATGCCCTGTGAGGTTTTATGAGACATGATAGAGATAGGCGTTGCGATTGCAGGCGCACAGGCTGCTTACCGTTTTTTAAAGCAAGGCGTTCAAGTCGGCCGTGAACTCGGAGATATGGGCCAACAGTTGCAGAAATGGGCTAACTGCATGGCTGATATTGACCAAGCCGAAAAGATGGCGGAGAAACCTCCTTGGTACAAGGCGTTGGGTGGAGGAGCACAGGCGCAAGCTATGGAAGTGTTTCTAGCGCGGAAGCAGGCCCAAAAGATGCGTGATGAGTTGCGGGACTTAATATCGCACCCAGCCATATTAGGACCATCTCACTGGCAAGAATTTCTGAGAATAGAAGCCGAGATACGAAAACAAAAGCGTGAACATGAGTTTCGTAAGATGGAGATCAAACAAAAGATCGTAGAATGGGTGGCAGGAATATTACTATTCATCATAGGGGTGGGGTGCCTCGTAGGATTCGTGTGGCTCGCCAATGCTTGATCCCGTAGGAAACCTGCCATTTGCTGTAGAGACACAGAGAAGCCGTGAGAGCATCGAAAATCATCAGGCACAGCAACAGGTTCAAAAGGAGCATTTACGCGCTCACAAGCTCTCTAAAGCTCTAGAACGTGCGCAACTTGATTTAATGCTCAGTTATGATAAGTTTGGGGCGCAGAATACGCAACTACAGCCGCAAGGCCAGATCGTAAATATGGAGGTCTAAATGGCACGTACAATGCTTGATGATTGGAAGGTGCTTCCACGTCTTATGATGTTGGCGGTTACAATCTTAACCTACCAAGCGGTGCATTGGTTTATGAGTTTGCCTGACCCATCAGTAGCACAATCAGGATTAGTATCTGTGTGCATGGGTGCTCTGACGGGTTGTTTCGGCATATGGATGGGCAAAGAGTCTAAAACTACGGTTACGTCTGAAAAGGTTGTTCACGAGGAAAAGTATGACAACCGTTGAGGACTTTATAGTGTTCCTTATGGTTAGGGCGCTTGAGTTTCTGCTCAACACAAAGATGAGTTTATATGGGACGGTGATGGTATGATTACACTTCTTGGCAGCTTGCTTGGTTTTGGTACATCGTTTTTGCCAGAGGTTTTGAATTATTTTAAGGCTGGGCAGGAGCATAAGCACAATCTTGAACGGATGCAGCTTGAAATGGACATGATGGCAAAACGCAATGAATTGCAGCTTAACATCATGGACAAGCAAGCGGAGATTAAAGAGACGGAAGGTTTATACAAGCATGACAGTATCGATGCTGGTTGGTTCATTAATGGACTTAGAGGGTCTGTCCGTCCTGTCATTACTTACGTTTTCTTTGCTCTTTTTGTTGCCATCAAAGTAACGGCTCTTATTGCTCTAATGGACGCAGGTAATGATTTAGGGCGTTCTCTTTCGTTAATATGGGATGATGCAACATCTGGATTGTTTGCCGCCATAATCAGTTTTTGGTTTGGGGGTAGGGCTGTAGGAAAATATATGAAGGTGAAACCATGAGTTATAAGTTAGGCAAGCGCAGCTTGGAGAAGCTAGAGGGCGTGGATGAGCGTATGGTGGCTGTTGTCCGTTATGCCATATCAGTGACGAAACAAGATTTTTCTGTGATTTGTGGGCTGAGAACTATTGAAGAGCAGCGTGTGTTGGTCGCTAAAGGTGCAAGCAAGACTATGAAGAGTAAGCATCTTGATGGTCACGCCGTAGATCTTATGGCTTACTGCGCAGGTGATCGTTGGGAATTAAATCTGTATGATGAAATTGCGGATGCGATGGCAGAAGGCGCTAGGGCAGTTGACGTGCCTATAAAGTGGGGAGCCGCATGGACTGTGCCGAACATTGCTTATTGGGAAGGTAGCATGGAATCCGCTATGAATGATTATATTGACACACGCCGTGGACAAGGGCGCAGGCCATTTATTGACGCTCCCCACTTTGAAATCGTGTCATAGTGTGTTAAAAATGTATAAACAGTATCTGGAGCGTTTGTATGAGTAAATTAGGTGACCTTATAAAAAAGGGGCTTGGAGCTTTTACAGGCGGCGATTTAGCATCTAATTTGGTTGCAAATTACCTTACCTCAAAAGTTTTAGGCGGTGACACAAAAGACGCTCTTATGTTTACAGCCCTTCAGCAAGGGCTTGGCTCTAATGGCTTTAATCTAGGAAACTTGTTCGGTGGTGGTGCTGAAACAGCAGCATCAGGACAGCAAAGAAATGAACTTCTCGCCTCTCTTGGTGCTGATATGTCTTCTGAAATACCAGAAGTTGCTGACAGAGCGATGAAAACTGTTGAATATTTAAGCACTTCCCCTGAAGCGTTAAAACAAATTTCTCCAGTATTTAAGCAAGACCCAAAAACACTAGGATACGCTAAGTTTCTTGTGGATGCAGGTATACTTGATCCTAACAGTAAAATGGCAAGTCTTTTAAACTCTCGCGTTGGTGAGGCTTTAGCTACATCACTTTTATCTGGTCTTGGCTCTAAGTTGTTCGACAAAGAAGAGCGGCTAGGCACTGGAATGGCAACTCGTCCGTTTGGCGGAGAAGGAAGTGTTAAGCTCAACATCCCGAACAAATATGCGGCTGGTGGATACATTGACGGGCAATATTTTCCTCGTCGCAATGGTGGGATTATGCCGTCAGAAGGTTCTGGTCAAAAGGATGATGTTCCTGCTATGCTAATGGCAGGTGAATTTGTTTTAACCAAAGACGCGGTGAAAGGTCTGGGTAACGGTGATTCAAGAAAAGGAATTGCAAAAGCATATTCCATGATGAATCAGCTAGAGAATAAGGCGAACAATTATGTCTGATACCTACACAACGGAAACGATCCAGCGCCGCCCCGAATACATTGAGCGCCTTGAAAAAGCTCTACTCACTGGAATATTTGGAACCGAAACAGATGGCGGTTTGGGAGGGGGTCTTCTTCAAGACCCTACTTTGTTTCAGGTAGCACCTTATAGACTAGCAGGTCAGCAAGGTCGTGATCCAGAAACTGGTGCAATTACTGGTCTTGGCCTTGAGACATTTGCGGCACAAGCTCTTTCTCAAGATTTAAACAATGACGGAATTCCAGACTTTTTAGGTCGCTATCAGCCATATTTTGAAACAGCGGGTGCTGCAACGACTGGTGGCATTGAATCTCTTCGTCGTGGCCTTGGCTCTTTGGGAGAGGCAAAAACATTCTTTGGGCCTGCAGCACAGTATGTATCTGGTGGGCGCGGCATGTACGACCCATCTCAGTATGTTGGTGCATATATGAATCCATATACTGAAGCTGTAATTGATGAAACTGTTTCTGACATCGAACGTCAGGGTAACGTAGCGCGTCAACGTGCGTCAGCAGAAGCTGTGGGCCGTGGGGCGTTTGGTGGTTCTCGTCAAGGTATTCAAGCCGCAGAAGTAGAACGTGCTATTCAAGATGCAAAATCCAAGGCGACTGCAGACCTTCGCGCTAGAAATTATGATCAAGCTCTAGCTGCATCATCTCAAGCATATCAGCAGGCGGCTACTCGTGACTTAGAAGCAGGTCGTTTGATGGGTGGCCTTGGTCAATCAGTTGGTCAGCTTGGCTCTCAGTTTGGTACACTTGGCGGTCAATATGGGTCTTTGGCTGGTACAACAGCCGATATTGGTCGCGTTTATTCCGCTCTTGGTCCAGCAGATCTAGCATTTATGACGGGTGTAGGAGAGGCAGAACGTGCATATCGTCAGCAAATGATCGACGCAGCGCGTCAGGAATATCAGCGTCCAACGGAGCAAGCGTTGCTACCGTATACATACGCATACGGTGCGCTGTCAGGAACTCCGTCAGCAAGCGTCTATTCACAAACGCAGCAGAACTATGCTCCTGCACCTAACCCGTTCGTGTCTGGTCTTGGCGCATACACTACGCTTCAGGGCATTAACCAAGCTGCATAAGGCGAACAATTATGGCGACAGACCCATCACGCAAATACCAAACAGAACTGTCTCGCTACGGACTTGGGCTGGGTGGATTGGGCTTTAACCCTATGCAAGAGCGAACAGTTTTTGCAGAAGAGGGTCCAGCATCTGCGCTGGGAGCGGATTCTTTAGCAAATAAACAGCTTCAATCTATAATGTCTCGTGGTGTTCCGCGTGAAAAGGCTATCAAAGGTTTAGGCTTGGGTTCGCTTCCAATTGGCGGACCTACTGACATGTCTAAGTTTTCAGATATAGCAAAAGCATATGCTGAAGTTGTGGAAACTGCGCGGCCTAAAACTTCGTCTACATTACCGTCTGTTGAAGACATTCTTTCTGCGGACCCAAGTGTTTTTGCTCTTGAGGGGCCAGAAAAATTATTATCAACATTACTTAAAAAATCGCCTTCTTCACCTAAAAAACCGCCTTCTTCAGATTTGCCACCTCCTGTAAATGAAATAAAAAATATAGGAGAAGAAGGGCAAAGAAAAAGAGACGCCGAAGAGTTTCGGGCGGAAGAAGCAAAGATTGCTGACATGCAGGGTATGCCAGAAATGGGGGGCGCTATTGCTAAAGTGCTTGGCGATTCTGGTTCTCCTGATAAAAACAAAGCTGTAGAAGACACATTTATGAGCGGTATAGACGAAATGATGAGCGTCTTGGGCCGTGAAGTTCCGAAGGTTGGTGATCGCAAGGAACTTTTGCAAAAGTATATGCAAGAGTTCTCTGAAGCGACAGGCATTCCTGTAGAGGGAAAGATTGACAAAAGCCAAGCACTGATGGCTCTTGGCCTTGGCTTGATGCAAAACCGAGCGGGTAAGGGCTTTAATGTCGGGCGCATATTAAGCTCAGTTGGCGAGGCAGGTCAGGCTGCTATGCCTTACTTAACCAAAGCCAAAGAAGATGCAAAGCAAGCTCGTATTGCTGCAGGTAAGTATGCGTTAGAAAAAATCAAATCTGATGAGGATGCAAGTCAGGCGATTGAAACGTCAAACGCAGCATTGAGACAGGAGTTGATTCTTAAAAACATCGACGCTCAAAATGATGCCAAGATGAAAATCTTAGAAGCTAAACTTAAGGGCAAAGATGTAAGTCAAATGCCTGAGTCAATATACAATGAAGAGATTAAGATCGGCACAAATACATACAAGGTCAGAATGGGCATAAACCCGTCTAACCTTCAGCCTGTATTTATCAATCCAACTATGGACGCAGATGAGATTGGAACTGCATACAGCAAAACAATCTCTGGTTTGAATACAATTAACGAGATGGAACAACTGACCAATGAGTTGATTGACTTGTCTCGTGAAACTCCTGCTGGAATGACAGGTCGAAGATTCTTGGATAGTGCCAAAGGCGTTTTAAGGTCTATGGGGATGAGCGAAGACGATTTCTTTAGAAGTGAAGAAGGTAAAGGCTTGTCTGCAGAGGATGAACTTGACGCTATTCGTAGAGCATTCATTATGCGATTTAAAAGATTTATCTCTCAAGAAACAGGTAACGGTATTTCAAACGTTGATGTGGCACAGATCGAAGCTGCATCTGGTGCGTTAGATGAGCTTTTATCGTTCAAAAACCCAGAAAAGTCTTTGGTTGCATTTAAAGAATTAAGAAAGCTATTTGACGGCTCACTTCAGTCTTTGCAGCCAATGATCACTAACTTTACTGATCGCGACAATTATTATTCGGGTGAAGCGGGTGATAAGCTCTATGAAAAGACAATGGAAAAACTCAATCAATCATTGGGTGGTTCTGCTAACTATTTTACACCAACAATGGTTCAAAATGAGGATGGCTCTCAGACCCAAACTTATGACGTAAGGAGCTAATCTATGGGAACTGTTTCGGTTCAAACAAATAATGGATTGCTGAACTTTACGATTGCTGGGGATACGCCGAACCCAGCAGAGCTTGCGAAAATTCAACGCATCATAGCTAATCAAAGCATGAAAGCTCAAAGAGATTCCGCACGCCGACAAGCCGAACAAAAGTTCGACTACCGTACCGGGATTCAAAACAACGAACTTCGCCGCAAATTAAGTCGAGCGGAAGATGCAGAAGAAGAAGTTCTGGCTCTCAAAACTATGGGCCTGTCAGAAACAGACTTTACAAGAGATTATAGAGGTCGCCTTGCCTTAACACCGCAAGGGGCAAAACGTTTCGGTGTAGAATCAGATCGTAACGTAATTATTGATGAGCGTGGTCTTACACGTTCAGACTTTGCTGATTTGTCTAGTCTTGGTCGTGAAATAGCAGGTGGTGTAGGTGGCGCACTTGTTGGTCAGGCTACTATACCTATTCCAATCATTGGTGCTATGATTGGCGCAGGTTTGGGTACTGGTGGAGCAAAGTTACTAGAAGAAGCGCAAGAAGTTGTGCAAGGCACACAGGGCCAAACTGCAGGTGAAGTATTTAAAGACGCTGGGACAGAGGCTTTAATCGGTGCGGCTGGTGAAGGCGCAGGTCAGGTTTTGTTTAAAACCATTGGTAGACTATTTAGAAAGCCGGGTGGTGATTTAACGCCAGAGCAATTAGAACTTGCTGGTCTTTCCATAGATAAATTTGGTGTCACACCTACACTTAGTCAGGTGGGTGCAAACAAAATCTTATCTAGACAGCAGGCTATGACTGAAAAGGTTTTTGGAACATCTACAAGACTTAAACAAAACCATGATGCGATCAAAAAAACTCTAGATGATTTTCGCTCAGATTATGGTGCAGCAACGCCAGATGAAGTTGCAGATGTTCTTGTAGGTGCTGCGAAAAGTGGCAATAAGATAATTGCTAATCAGAAAAAACAAATAAGTAAGAGAATTGTTGAAAATTTAAAGCAAGCCAATGAAGCATTGGGCGCAGCTACAGCCCGTGATGCTACGATTGATGATGACACATTTAAAATTTTTAGAGAGGCTTACAAGCAATTTGATGACGACATGCAGGCGCAATTTGCTGCAATTAATAAGTTGGTTGATGACCCTGCAGGCAACATTCCATCACTAAATGTAGCCGCAATTAAAAAAGATGCTCAAGACAGATTAAATCAATTCTCTGGTGTGACTACAGGAAATCAAAAAATTGCAGAAGACATGCTTAGAGGCATTGCTAATTTACCTGACAAGGCTTCATTTGCGCAAGTATATCGCGCACGTAAAAGTTTGAATGACACATGGCTGTCTCGTTATGGCTCAAGTAACGTCGAAGATGTGAAGAAAAAGTTTCTTGGTCGTTTGGATGAGCAGTTAGAATTAAAGGAAATCAACCGAGCCTTAAATAGAGTTGCATTGAAACAGCTTACTGACGAACAAAAAGATATGTACAAGGCCGCGTCTAAAGCAATTCCTGATGCTCGTACTAATTTTAAAAAAGGCATTGAGCAATTTGAGGGAATACACGGTAAATTAGGTGTTCGTAACCTTGTAGCTTCGGTAAAAGGCGGCAAGGAAGTTGATACAGTAGGTGCGGCTAATACCTTAATTAAACCAAACAATCCTAAGTTACTAAAAGATGCTGAAAAGGCAGTTGGCGGTTCTTCTATATTCACACCTATTAAAACGCGTATTGGTGCGGAATGGTTGCGGCAAGCCTTTAAGGACGCGACTAAAGCAAACAGAAAAGGCGTAATGAGCTTCCACAAGCTACATGACGAGATAGAAAAGTTAGGTTCTACAGGCGAAGAATTGTTCGGAAAAAACTTTCCGGAAATAAAAAAACTAGCTTCTCAAATGAATGTTATGAGCCTTTCTGATGTATCTCAAAGTATGATTGATAATGTTGTAGCAGAAGGCGCAGACCTGCCTGCGATTAGCTTGCTTAGAAACTTAAAGTCTGCTGTAGATGAAGAAGCAGCTATGAAGAGAAGTCGTGCAATTAAAGCACTTCAGGATGATTCTTTAACAGCTACAGCGGCAGCAGAAGTTATTGCAGACCGTTCTACAAAAGACGTTGATGTAACAAAGCTCATTAAATACTTTGATGATCCAGAAGATATAAACAAAATTAGATCGTTTTATGTTAACAACATTATCGGTGATTTTGGTGATACATTTTTAACTGATCCAAGCCAATTTAAATTGTTCGGGAAAAGACTGCAAGATGAGCATAAATCTGGTAAGTTAGAGTTAGTCTTTGGTAAAGAAATGGCTGACGATATGCGAGATTTTGGGCGCGTCATGGTTTTTAACTCCAAAGCCGCTGAAGGGGGCGATCTTGTCGCAGCGAACATTGCAGCCAAACCGTTAGAAAACTTAGCCACACTTGCTCGACTTGGGATTATTGGTAAAATTTTATCTTCTGCGCCACAGTACAAATCAATCGTAAGTCAATACAAAGCAATGTCTGCAGGTAAGTCAGAAAAAACAAAGGCTGAAATCTTTGGCAATCTACTTGCCAGTGCATTTGGTTCGGCAACATCTCAGGCACCTGCACAAATTCTTCAAGAAAGTGCGCAAGAAGGATCGCGTCAGTTATCAGCACTGCTGAATACAGCGCAGAGCCAGATGAATGCTCCAGTCCCGCCACGGACCCCGGTACCTCAAGTCCAGCCTGCGATACAACCCGAACAAATATCCGCACCAGTCCCGGTACAGCAGCCTATGGGCATGATGGGTATTCGCGAACGTGCAAGAGAAAATCCAGCAGTGGCGTTATCACTACTGGGCGGTCTTGGAAGCGCAGGGCTTCTTTAGTCTTCGATAAGAGCAGATAGTCCACCTGTAACATGACGCGCAGGGGTGGGCTTTCTTTTTTTTCTGTAAGATTCGTATTCACGGTCAACAAGCAACGACAGTTGCTGCGAAATGTTACGACGATCTTTATTCGCCATGTAAACAATCTTCTCATAAGTGTCAGTGTTGACACCTATAGACTTGTATTTTGATGGTTTAGGCACTAGCATAACTCCCATAATGTACTCAAAACCAACATATAATCCCAAACTAAAAAGGTCAAGGCCCAAGTACGGCAACAAGAAGACTGTGGTTGATGGGATTACATTTGATTCCAAGTGGGAATCACAGCGGTACTTATATCTAAAGTCTCTTGAAAAAGCGGGTCGTGTGCAGAATCTCGAACTGCAGCCGCGCTTTCTTATAATAATAAATGGGCAAAAGATCTGCACTTACGTTGCTGACTTTCGATACGATAAAGAAGACGCTGAAGGTAACTGGGAGCATATTGTCGAAGATGCCAAGGGCGTGGAAACCACTGAATTTAAACTAAAAAAGAAGTTGATGAAAGCTGTTCACAACATTGAAATTTATCTTTCTAAAAAAAATAGTTGACACGAATCCCATACTTTTCTAAGTATAAGGCTCTAGAAAATTTATACGGAGCATGACATGAACAGTAGTGAACTGTTTCAACGTCGAGAAGAGTTAAAGTTTATTCTCTCAGACTTGAAAACTGAACTTAAAGACATCGAAGATCAAATCTCAGATATGTGGTTATCTGTAGCGCGTGACGCATTACGCGCTGATGGTAAAGACTTTGGCACCACATATATCGTTGCCGGAAACAAAAAGCTAAAGGCTATTGTCCGCAAAAAGGTAACGTGGGATCAAAACGAACTTGGACTCGTCCTTGAGGCGATGCCAGAAGAAGACGCTCGACATTACGGCAAGCTAACACTTGCGGTTGATGAGCGTAAATACACAACAGCGCCACCTGCAATCAAAGAAGTATTGGAGCCTTGCCGCACGGTAGAGGTTGGTGGTTTCTCAATCGAAGAGGTGGAATAATGGGTTTGCAAATTATCACAGCCGAACAGCGTCTTGCAGAAAAGCGCGGTCACAAGATCGTAGTCTGCGGCGCAAGTGGTGTCGGCAAAACAACATTGGCTCGTACACTAGAGCCTCACACTACACTCTTTATGGACTTAGAAGCGGGTGATGCGGCTATCGAAGGATACCCCATCGACGTTATCCGTCCTCAAACATGGGCAGAATGCCGTGACTTTGCATGCTACATTGGTGGGCCAAACCCATCATTGTCAGAGGATCAGCCATATAGCCAAGCACATTACGATTACGTTGTGCAAACATATGGCGACCCTCAAGAGATTATGTCAAAGTTTAGCACGATCTTTGTTGACTCAATCACAGTCGCAGGTCGCCTATGTTTTCAGTGGTGCCAACAACAGCCAGAAGCACGATCCGATAGGACTGGCAAGTTGGACACTCGTGCGGCCTACGGCATGCACGGTCGCGAAATGATGGCATGGCTTACACACTTGCAGCATATTCGCGAAAAGAATGTCATTTTCGTCGGCATCCTAGACGAAGTTACCGATGATTATGGCAGAAAGCAATACGCGCT